GACGCGCTGGAGTACGACGAACTCCTCAGCAGTGGGTTCACCGAGGAGGTGGAGGCGCTGACTGACGCCGCCGACGAGGATTTGGACGAACTGCTGGCCGAGATTCGCGTGGACAACGCCCGCCCGGCGGCCTACGAGTACGACCCCGACCACTCGGTGTATTTCGAGGATTGCGTGGAGGGGATGCGCGAGCGACTGGTCGACGACAGCGTGGATATGGTGTTTACGAGCCCGCCGTACAACGTGGAGAAAACACAGTCGGGGACCCGGGAGAGTGAGACAGTCGACTACGAGGACGACAGGACGCCCGAGGAGTTCCGGGAGTTCTTGGGGACGGTCTATTCGGAAGTGGCGAGGGTGCTGAAACCGGACGGACACCTGTTCATCAATCTTGGCCATAACACGCAGGAAGGGACTGTTGACCCGTCGTCGTGGATACTCGACCGCGTCCCGATACCGTGCCGGTCATACATCGTATGGAAAAAAGACCAATACCACCGGCCACACCTCCCGAAGGCCGGACAGTTCCAAACGGACTGGGAACCGATATACCACTTCTGCCCTACCGAGGACGAACTGAACGAGCGAAAGGCCCCTTCGGTATGGGATGTTCCCCATGCAGCGAACGAAGGGCGGCACGAGTACGGGGAACACCCGGCCCCGTTCTCTGTCGCACTCGTTGAGGAGGCAATCCGCCATACTACCACCGAGGGCGACACCATCCTCGACCCGTTCATGGGGAGCGGCACAACAGCCGTCGCGGCCATCCAGAACGACCGGGATTACGTCGGGTTTGAACTCGACGAGGAGGGCGCATACCAACCCATCATCGAGCGCCGCATCGGGGAGGCGAAACGCCAGCGCGAGGCCAGCGTCAATCAAGAGGCGGCGACCGATGACTGACGACATCTGCGGCCACCCGACGGCCGACGACGGTGAGTGTCAGAACCCGGCCACCGAGGGCGAGTCGTGCTGGATAGAATCCCACGGCGGGCATACCCAACCCGGCCGCGACACGAAACTCACCAAGGAGCGCCAAGAGAATATCGCCAGCGCCATCGAGCAGGGAGCGAGCATCACCGAAGCGGCCCGCAAGAACGGCATCCACCGAGAGACGTTCGGCAATTGGATGAAACGCGGCCAAGAGCAAGAGGAGGGCATCTTCGCCGAATTTTTCGACAGACTCACGCGCGCAAGGGGGCAGGGCGAATCGTCCTATCGGTCGGCGCTGATGCAAATCGCTATCGAGAACGACGACACGGCCACGCTGATGGCGATGCTCAAACAGCGGTATCCCGAGTCGTGGGGCGACGTGGACCGTGGCGAGCAACAGGGCGGTGTCGTCGTGAACGTCGGCGACCCGGACGAACACGAGATTGACCCGAACACGCTCGAAGTGCAGGACTGACGCATGAGTCAGAGTCAGACGAACCCCTGGACCGACAGCGCGTTCGCACCGGGGGCGCTGTACCGCGACGAGTCGCCACAGACGGAACTGTCGCCGTACAAGGTCCACGTCGGCAGCGACACCTACGACCAGTCGGCGTTCACCGCGAACACGACGGCCCGGTATCACAACTTCACGTCGGGCATCGGCGCGGGCAAGACTGTGGCGGGCATCATCCGCATGCTCGCCAACGTCCAGGCGTGGAACCCCGGCGAGACGGGGATGATAATCACGCCCACGTCGCTGGGCCTGAAAAACGTCATCCTGCCGGAGCTATCGAAGTGGGGCATCCTCCAGAACTGGGAGTACCGCGGGCCACAGTCGGCCAACCCCGGCCTGCACGCCCCCAACGGCACGCGCATCCTGCTGGAGTCCGCGGACAACGACCGCAAAATCGAGCGCCTACGCGGGCCGTCTGTGGCGTGGTTCTGGATGGACGAGGCGGCACTCATCCCCGAGAAAGCATGGCGGATTCTCGTCGGGCGACTCCGGGCGGGCGAGTATCGCAACGCGTGGATTACGACAACGCCGAAGGGCAAGAACTGGATTTACGACAAGTTCCACCCCGACAGTAGCGAGCAACTGGCGGCGGTCAACAACGTGCTGGGCGTCCCCTCCTATGCGAACCCACACCTCGCACACGACTACCGCACCGAAATCCTCGACGAGTACGGCGGGCAGTTCCGCCAGCAGGAGGTCGAGGGCGCGTTCGTCAAACCCGAGGGCCTCGTCTATCCGTGGTTCGACCGTGAGACACACGTCGTCCAAACCGAGGCCCTGCCGGACTCCTACGACGAGTTTATCTACGGCGTGGACTGGGGGTTTCACCCACACCCGGCGGCGGTGTACGCTATCGGCATCCGCGACGGCCGGTACTACATCCTCGCGGAACACTACGAGACGCGCAACACGACGGCGGACCTCGCGGACATCCTCGTCGGGCCTGCCGAGGGCGACGGCGGCGGGTGGTACGACCAGTTCGGCCGCGGGCCGGTCTACTGCGACCCGGCGGAACCGGCCAACATCGCCCAGTTCAAGCGCCGGGGCATCCGCGCGAAGAAGGCCGACAATCCCATCGAGCCGGGCATCCAGCACGTCACGTCGCTGGCCGACGACATCCGCGTTCACGAGTCGTGCCAAGCGATGATAAACGAGTTCAACCAGTACCAGTACGCCGACGGCAAGGACGAACCCATCGACGCCAACGACCACGCGATGGACGGCGGCCTGCGGTATCCGCTGTTCACCCACGAGACGGCCACCGAGGGCGGCATCGAGACAATCGAGTGGTAGCGACCCACACCTTTACACCCCACCCGACACAACGTCAGGCTGCCCGAGGCCGTCACCGCCGGAGTGCGTGCCCGCTGGTACCGGAACCACACCACGCCCCGGCGACGAAACACTACGTTGCGCTCGGGCTGGCTGTGTCTGACTCATGGCACCGCTCGCGCTTTTCTCGCGGGCGGCGCTTCCCCTGACCGAAAGATGTAGATGGGTAGCGTCCGATACTACTGCTATGACGCTATACGAGGGCGATATGTCGGATGCGTCAGACACGTATGCGACGAAACCGGAACTGTGGCGACCTCTCTCTGATACGCTCGGTGGGTTCGACCTTGATCCGGCCAGCGGCGCTGAGTCGTCGCCTATCGCCTCGAACCGATACACTGAGTCAGACAATGGACTTGCGCAACCGTGGTACGGAACAGTTTGGCTCAATCCACCGTTCTCAAAAAAAGACGAGTTTTACAAAAAAACAACCGCAGAGGTGAGGCGCGCCGATGTGGATTGTATCGTTGCACTCGCGCCAGTTGACACGTCGACACAGTGGTTTCAACGGCGTTTTTCGCAGGCGGATATTATCTGTTGGTTGGAGGGGAGAGACTGGTATGTCGCGTCGGGGTCGCCGTCGTTCAACACTGCTGTCGGTGTGTTCGGAGAGTACCCAGATGAGTTGGTGCGGCGGTTATCCAACCTTGGCGTAGTGACCGAGCAGTATCAGACGCACCAACAGCAGACACTAACGGACCCAAATCCCTAACACCTCGCCCGACACAGTACCGGGTATGAACTTCCGCAATCTCCTCGGCAACGGCGACGAGCGCCCGCCCGCGCCGGAGATGGCCGACGCCGACGACGTGGCGAAATACACCCAGCAGTGGGCCGAGTCCAACCCGCTCGAAGCCCAGCGCGGACGACGGGACTCATTCGACGCCGAGGAGGCCCCGTTTGCGAAAGAGGCCGACGGTGAAATCGCCCGGAACGTGAAGTATAAAGCGGAATTTCCGTGGTTGCAAGACCCGTCGCACGGGGTGCGATGGGATTTCTCGCCAATTCAGTTACGGAACCTCTCTCAGACGAATACGTGGGTGGGGATGCTCGTGCAAACCATCTCGAAGGAAATCAGCGAAACCCCGTGGACCATCGTCGGCAACACGGGCCGGGCGGCGACACAGAAGCGTCTCGCCACGCATCCCGAGGAACGGTCCCCACTCGCCAAGGCCGACGGGACGGAACTCCCCGACGCCAGCGCCGAGGCCATCCACGACCTGCTGATGCGCCCGAACCCGGACATTACGTGGCAGGACATGGTGGAGATGTGGATGGGCGACCTGCTGGAAATCGGGAGTCTGTCGACGGTCAAGTACTTCCACCGGAGCGCCTACAACGGCGACGAACTCGTCGCGGACCCGTCGACCATCAAACCCCGCGCGCTGAAACCCAGCGCGCCGGAGGTGTGGACGAAAGACTACGGCGACCGAAGCGCGCTGCTCGATGGCTTCTGGCAGTTCGACGACCACCGGAGTCCCGGCAGTGGCGACCCCGACGGCAGTACGGTCGGGTATCGCGGCGGCGGGTCCCCGGATTTCTTCGACACAACGGAACTGCTGTGGACGGACATGACGCCGCGCACGAACCGCCGGTATGGCATCCCACCGACGCTGTTAGTGGAGGACTTCCTACAATCGCTGGACCTCGCCATCACGCAAGAACAGCAGTACCTCTCCCGCGGGTCCATCCCGTCGGGCGCGTGGGTGTTCGAGGAGTGGGACCGCGAGCACATGAAGGAACGCCGCCAGGAGATGGAGGAAAACGTCAAGGGCAAACCCCACAAGTCGCTGATGTTCGCCGGGCAGGGCGGGGACGTGCGCTTCGAGGCCATGAGCATGAACTTCCAAGAACTGGAGTTCACCGAGCGCATGAAGTGGTACGCCCGCGTCGTCGCGTCGGCGTTCCAAGTTCCGACAGCCGTCGTCGGTATCGAACCCGAGCGCGTGAACTATTCGACCTTCCAAGGCGAGCGCGAGAACTTCGAGTCCAATACGCTGGGGCCGTACCTCCAGAAACTGGAGCGGGTCATCAATCAGGACCTCATCCGCCCGCACTGGGGCGCGGACTATCGCTTCGAGTTCAAACCCGGCATGAGCGAGTCGACGCGGAAGATGATTTCCGAGCGGGTGACGCGCGAGTTCACCAGCGGCCTGCGCCGTCGGAACGAGGCCCGGCGGGAGGTC